GTCACCAGAAGCGATGGCATACGCGGCTAAAAGAGAACCATCAGTTAGAATGTGGTATAACCCAGACACAGATGTTCATGAAATGAGAGCAACTGTAAGAAATGGTTTTACAGCATTAAGAGGTAACTTGATTGGTAAGATCTCAACAAGAGATGACAGCAACTTCGCCGCGTCAGCAAACGTCGTAGCACTTGCTAAATCAACTTCTTTGCTTAGAGCACAAAATGCTCCTACAGGCTTAGATGGGTCATATATTGGTGTGATTTCACCTAACTTCGAATTTGCTATTAACGATCAAATCGCTCTAGCAGGTGGAACAACAATCGGATCACTTTCTGATCTAGGTAACAACGCATTGAGAGATGCTTCTATTGCCTTAATCGCAGGTGTAACATTGTTCAGAAGTAACAACTTACCAGACGCATCTTAATAACTGAGGAGATTTTATGGCATTTATAGTCGATGGCGGAGGAAATGTAATTTCATTTGCAGAATACACAGATGTAGTGCAAAAGGATCAACGTCTTTTAGAAAGCAATAACATCAAGATACCTGCGGAATCAGGTTTCGCTGATGTTTCTGAATTTATAGAAGATATGTTGGAAAAAAGCACAAGTCGTATATTATTAAAGTTAAAAGCCTCGACATGGTGGCAAGGATATAATGCTTATGTAGGTAATCCCATAAACAACTTAAATGCTTTACCAGATGTAAATCCTAATCTTATAGATCCAGGAAATGCAAACGGCAGAAGAGATACATTTACAGAATTATGTGTTTATCATTCATTCGCACAATATATACTACCGCTAATTGCAGATTTCGGTAATCCTGAAAGTGAAGAAGTATCTAAAATATCATACTACGATGCAAAGTTCAATGATTTATTCAACGAACTAATCAGTATCGCAGATTGGTATGATTTTGATAACGATGGCACTATTCAGGCTGACGAAAAGGCTATAACATATATGCGAACCAGACGTTCAAGATCAAGAAGAAGTATAGTGCAGGTTAGATAATGAGTAAGAGAACAGATTTAATCAGTCAAATTACAACTAATTTAAGCGGACATACTTCATATAGTATAAGTGAGGAATTGCCATTCGAATCGGGTGGCATTCCGCTTTATACCAAGAACTTGAATACAGTATATGTGGATGAGCAAGAAATTGCAGTGGAAGAACTATATGACACTCTCGACGGAACAGACATATATGAAACCACAACAACCATAAACGCATATCTGGCTGTTGATGCTAAAAATCAAACAAGTGATATAGATACCGTAATTGCAAATCTATTAATTTCTAGGAACGCAATTACAGGAACGGTAGAAAATACCAGTAACTACGAAACAGAAATAATAGACGATGTAATAACATATACTTTCGAGTATAATTTTACAACCGTATAATAGGAGAAAAATATGGCAGTAATGAATGTAACAGACGGTAGTAAGGTCATCCTCACAGTTATAGATGTGGCTAGTGGTGCTTTAGCAAATGTCCATCCTTCAACAGGAACAAATGGACTACAAATTCCTACAATTCAGGATGTAACATTAAATGCTACACCAGGAACTGTAAGATATTCAACATTAGATAGTAGTGCCTCAAGTGCATTTACTACAACTAACGAAAACAGTCTCAGTATGAATATACTAGTAGATGATAATGTATTCTTTGGTGATGGCGCAAACGCCGTTAACGAAGTTGCTAATGTTGGTTTGCTAGGGTCATCAATTGCTAAGAGTGAAGTTTATTTCTCACTCACATTCGAAGGAACAGGCAGTGGCGCTAACTACGTCACAGGTAAAGGCTTTATCGGTGGATTGGCACCTAGTGCTTCAATCGATCAAGCGGTCTTTATTAGCCCCTTAGAATTGACTATCAATGGAGAAATTACTAAATCAGTAATTTAACACTGTAGGATAATTTACCCGCAATTCAGAGAGCCCTTCGGGGCTCTCACTTTAGGAGAAACATATGGTATATACTAAATTCTTAAGAGGTTTCAATCACAAAGGTGAATGGACTAAAGAAAGCAGAATTATTCGTGTAGAAGAACGCGGAAAAGTGTTCGAAGTAGATATGGATGAATATGCAAAAAAACATGATATTGAATTACCAGATAGTAAATCTGTTAAATCAAGCAAAAAACAAAAACAGATAAATACAGATATAGAGGAAAAAAGTTATGGAGATTTGGAACAAACACTCGATTCAGGAAGTGCTACAGAGCATGGAGATGGAGATAGCGAAAGCACAGAATGAAGTAAGATGTGCTAGAAAAGATGTAGAAAAAGCATCTAATAGATTGGCATTTTGTTTAAGTGCCGTTCATAATTTGAAAGATAGGATAGACAAAGATCAATAGGAGAAAGATATGAAGTTAGCAGAACTATCAAAAAAACCACAACTGGTTAAATTAACAATAAACAATCCAGCATTAGTTGAAAAATATGGCGAAGAACTGGACTTTTACATGTATGACAGACAACCATTACATGTATTCTCACAAATAGCCCAGTCATCTAAAACAGATGATATTGGACAATACCTACAACTACTTTTAGAAACAATCAAAAACGAAGATGGTTCTCCTGTAATGACAGAAGAGCAACTACTTCCGCTTGATTTGATGACAGAAGCAATGAGGTTGATTGGTGAGCATTTGGGAAAGTAACAAGCCATACAATTGATGAAAAGGATGATAACACTCAATTTCTACTATTAGTAGATATATTAGCAACAAGATATAACAAGTTGCCAAGTGAAGTGTTAGGTAAGGCGGATACTTTCGATATGCTAGTATTTGATGTAGCAACAACATATCAAAAGTTTCTACAGAAAAAGGATAACAAGAATTTGAATGTTAAAGATTACGATCCACAACAAATCAAAGAATTAAGTCAGAGATTTTATGGCAAAGGTTAAAATGCAAGTAAATCAAAGAGATTTAAGACAGTTACAAAAGGAAATAAACCATGCTGTCGATGAATCCACTGAAGATACATACGAATTTTACAAAAAAGCCACGCCTATTGATGGTGGTAATGCAAGACGTAATACAAAATACAAAGAATCCAGATTAAAAGCAGAGATTAGAGGCGATTATCCTTATGCAAAAAGATTAGATGAAGGCTATAGCAGACAAGCACCAAGAGGAATGAGCAAACCTTCACTAAAATATTTAGAAAAAACATTAGACAGAATGTTTAGGAGAATTTGATGGCAGATATCAGAACTAAATTAATAGTAGATACAAAAGATGCTAAAAAAAGTGTAGATGGATTAAAGTCAGCGTTCAAAGGACTATTAGCCGCGGCATCAGTGCAACAATTTGTCAGCCTAGGTGATGAATTTACACAAATAACAAACAGATTAAAATCTGTAAGTTCAAGCAGTGCTGAGGCTTCTAGTGCATTTAATTTAGTTAAAAAAGTTGCGGCAGAAACAAGAAGTGGATTAGGCCCAGTAGCAGATCTATTTACAGACCTGACTATAGCAACAAATGAAATGGGATTAAGTCAACAGCAAGTAGCAGATGTAGCCGGCACATTCTCAAAAGCCTTAAAAATATCTGGTGCAGATGCAAATGCTAGTGCAGGTGCTATTAGACAGTTTGGACAAGCATTAGCAAGTGGTGTGTTAAGAGGTGATGAGTTCAATAGTATAATGGAGGCTAACCCTACCTTTATGCGTAAAGTAGCATCTACATTGAATGTCACTACTGGACAATTAAGAAAAATGGCAGAGCAGGGACTCTTAACATCAGATGTGCTTGTAGCGGCTACACAAGAAATAGGCGATTCAATAGATCAGGATTTTGCAAAAACAGTAAGCACAGTTGGTGAAGCATTCGTGTCACTTAAAAATGCATTTATAGAAATAATAGGCAGAATAGAATCTAACACAGGTGTATTTACAGGTTTAGCAAACACAATACAACATGTAGCAGATAATTTAGATGTATACATTAAATTAGCCGCATTTGCTTTTGGTGTAGCCGCAGTTAAAGGCGTAATGAACTTCGTTAAAGCAATACAAGCCTTACAAATAGTTACAAAAGCACAAGCAGTTGCACAGGCGGCCTTATTAGCATTAAGCGGGCCAGCAGGTTGGGGAATATTAGCCGTTGCCGCAACTGCTACCGCTGGTGCAATATATGGAATTAATACTGCATTAGGTGAAACAGAAGAAGCGGCTAAAGATGCTATAAATGCCTTAGAAGGTGGTGAAAAAGCGGCTAAAGATAACGAAAAAACACAAAGAAAAGTAACTACAGAATTAGAAAAACAAGTAGACGCTAATAAAGATGGTATTTTACAAGCCGCTGAAATAGTTGAATTAAATAAATTACTTCTAGAAGAACAGAAAAAACAAAAAGCACAAGAAGACGAAAGAGCAAGAATACAAGAAAATCAGTATGAAACATTCAAATCTATCACAGGTGAATTAGCATTAGGTAGAGAAGAGTTAGAAACACAATTAGATCTTCAAAATTCGTTATTTGGTAAAAGTGATCAACAAAAAGCACTTATACAGCAAATTGCAGATTTAGAATCACAACGAGCAGATGAGTTAAGAAATCTAAATGATCTTACAATGATAAATGCTGATGATAGATTAGCAAAAGAAAAAGAAATTAATGATGAATACGATGCTAGAACAAAGTTAATCAAAAATCAAGCACAAACACTACAGGATCAAGCATTATCAAGTGCTATATCTAGCCTATATGGAGAACAATTAAAGAACTTTACCGCGTTCACAGATGAATTAAGCAGATTACAATATATTAATAGTGGCGTTACACAAGATGAAATCAGAAATTATGATGAACGAGTAGCCGCAACAAACGAATATAACAAAAAACGAATAGCATTAAACAAAGAATTCCTGGGTGATCAAATAAACCATGCCATATTATTGAACATGGAATATGATATGATGACTGATGATGAAAAAGAAGCATATGATAAGAGGCTTGAAGCATTAAGTGAATATCAAAACAACTTTCTAGGGTTATTACAACAATTTCAAGTTGAAAGAAAAGATCTAGAAGATGAAGGTCCAAGCACAAAATTCTTAGATGGTTTCAAAGAAGGATTTATAGAATTTGACAAACAAGTTAAAGATAGTGCCTCAGCAGGTAAGAAAATATTTAATACATTAACACAAGGCTGGGAAAATGCAATACTTAACTTCGTAGAAACAGGTAAGTTGTCATTTAAGGATTTATTCAAAACAATGCTACAAGAAGCAGTTAAATTATTTGCAAACAAGGCATTCATGGCATTATTCTCACCAAGTGGTATGTTTGGTGATTTATTTGCAGGCTTCTTTGACAAAGGTGGGCGTATTCCGTTTGGTAAGATTGGTATAACCGGAGAAAGGGGACCTGAGTTTGTTCGTGGTCCTGCTACTGTAACTAGCACCGCAGATACAGCCGCAATGATGGGTGGTAGAACATATGTGACATACAACATAAACGCCGTTGATGCACCCTCATTCCAAGCACTAATAGCCAGAGACCCAGAATTTATATACAATGTAAGCAGAGCAGGTGCTCGTAGGACACCAGCATAGGAGTAGATATGTCGTTACAAACAATTATAGATAACGCAACATTCGTAGAAATAGACAGAAGAGAAATGAGCGGTAGCACACTATCAAGAAGTGGGCATTACAAAACAGCAGACAGAAATGTAAATGTATATTCATTCACCGTGGGTATGCACGAAGGCTTAACATACAGCACTAACAGAGGTGTGTTAGAAGATATCTATTCTACAGGTAGCACAAACGAAGCAAATATAAGTCTCAACAATAATAGTGGTATGAATTATTTAACAGCATATCAAGGAGATATAGCAAGTAATCAAATAAGTCTAATCAATATGGTAGGCAGTTATGGTAGTGAATTATATGTTGATTGTAGTGGCGCAACAGGTAGTGGTAATTTATTTGAAAAAGGTGATTTCATACAACCTAAAGGAAATACTGACACATATAGATATCCATATCAAGTAACAAGTGATGTAGCATTCAGCACAGGCAGTAATGTAACAATACCAGTTCATAGACCCGTGTTAAGTCAAACAGGTGTAGCACTAACAAGTGGTGGTATCAAAGTGGGTAATGATGTAAGATGGCAGGTTAAAATAACAAATCTGCCTAAATTCAGTGTGCAACCATATGACAGAATAGAATTCAGCGATGATTTTGCAC